AAAATGATGACATTGTAAACATTCTGCAAATGTTCCTCGTTTGAGAATATGGACTTCTACCCTGGAATCAAAAATCATCTTTTTATTCCTTCCAATTTATCTTATTTTAGAAATATTTTAGAAATATATTTATCTTATTTTAGAAATATTTTAGAAATAATTGACCTCCATTTTATCTTTTGCTTCGCTTAGTGCTTTTAACATGATGGACGCGATTATAATTACTCACACTGTAAAATATTAAACTATATTTTGTACCAATTAAATTAGCTGTATTATAATGCTCCAATTCTGACCCGTTAAAAATTATAGGTCTATATCTTGCATCATATATCTTATTATCTATTACTAAATTACAACCTGTATAATTACCAACAGAAACAATTAAACTCTCTCCAATATTATTTATATCTTTATGTTTTGGAGAGACAACATTTTTATTTACATAAACACTTGTAAAATTAAATGGGCATATCTCATCACCAAGTTTAAATAATTCATCTAATAATTCAGGGTAAATATCATTTAATCTCGCAGGCATCACATATTTATAGCATCTATGTTTTGTTAAACCGATGACAAAGCTCCGATGTTTTGGAAATCCAGACCTATTATTAACAGAATGCACTGGAAATGTTATTTTATCTAAAAGTTCTTCAATTTTTGTAAATCTTTCAGCATTTATTGAATCAAATACTTTTATCATTTATATTTCAAATAGATTATTATTTTTGTTTTTTAAATACAATCTCATATAACCCATTTTTTCTAATTTTAATTCTTGTTAATTCTGGGTAAGCATTGTTAATATTTAAAGCCTCATGTTTTATTGATTCTAACCTATTATTTAATGTTCCAAGTCCTCCGCCATCTGTACCATAATATTTTGTTTTAAATCCAACACGGTTAAACCTAATAACAACACCATCTTTTTTAAAATATAAAATTGAACGTTCAACATCTTCTTTATTACCATGAACAATTAATTTCAATTCTAAATCTAAATCATTTGGCCTATTGATGAAACCAAAAAAAGCACCAATAATAAATTTTAATTCAGTTGTATAAAGTTTTTGATTTTTTCTAAAAAATGGATTTAAAACTGGATATACTCCCCATATAAAAGATTTATTTAATATACAAAGTTCAAATGCTTCTTTAAAAAAAATATCTGCTGTAGCATAATCAGTCATTGATAAATCTAAACTTTCAATATCGTCATCTAATGAAATTATATGTGTATTTTCTGGATAATAATTTGAAATAAATTGGCGTTGTTCAACTAACCCTTTAACACCAATAATTAATTTATTATACATATCAGGGTTACAATGTAATTTATAATTATTATATTCTTCTTCAACCACAAAAATATTTATTATTTCTCTCGGAATATTTAATTTATGTAAGGTGCTTAATGTTTTGTTTTGTAAAATAGTAGATCGTTTATATGACGGAATACAAATTATATATGTCATATTTTATAAATATATTATAAAATAAACTACTTAAAAATAATATAGCCTAACTATATATAACAATGCCAAAAACTAATGCCGAAAATGTTAAAGCTCATTATGATCGTAATAAAGAAGAGGTTCTTAAAAAAAAACGAGATAGATATCACGCCAACAAATTAAAAAAATTACAACTTGAAGCGAAGCTACCTTTGGGACCTTTGGTTGAACCAGAACTAGAACTTGAAAATAAATCTGAATTAATTGAGGTTGAAGCGAAGCTACCTTTGGTTGAAGCGAAGCTATTTTTGGTTGAACCAGAATTAGAACTTGAAAATAAATCTGAATTATTACTAGTTCCAATAGATACGTTAACATACGTATCTCAAATGATCAATAGTCTTGAACTTGAATCTAATGGAAATAAAAAATTTAGAATTCAAAATTTTAAAGCAATAATCTATATTTTAAAACCAATTGATTATACAGATTTAATTTTTCAATTAACTAAACAACCAAAAAAAGTAATTCATTTATTAAAAGGTTTTGAATTAAAACCAAATATAACATATTCTATTAATACTTTAATAACTTTTTACAAAGCAATTTTATTTTTTCTTGATAAGTTTTCAATTAATATTAAACCTGAAAAAAAAGTAAAATATGAAGATGCGATACAAATTGGCGATGTTGTATCTGCTCAGGAATTACAAGTTAAAAATAATTCAGCAAGTATTCCAACTTTTGAAGAATATTTAAATAAAGTAATTGATAAATTTGGTATTGCTTCTCGTGAATACCTTATCGCAAAAATGTATCACGAAGTGAGCTGTCGCAACGACCTTCAGTTGATTTTAAGATCTGATCCTATTAATTTAAAAAAAGACAAAAATTATTTAATTTGTAACGACTTTCCAAACGCAATTGTAATTATAAATGATTATAAAACTGTAGATAAATATGGCAAATTTAATACCGAATTATCAACAGATCTAACAACACTTATTAAATCCTATATTTTAACAAATCAAATTGAGAATGGTAACTTATTTTTCAATGCAAAAAATATTTCAATGATAGTTTCAAGAATAAATAAATCTTTAGGGTATGAAGGTTGGGGAGCAATAAATCTTTTTAGAAAAATAATAGCCAGTGACGCTAAGGATTTACCGTTAAAGGATCAGTTAAAAGTAAGTAAAAAATTAAAACATAGTTTGAAAATTCATAATTCTAATTATATTATTACTGAACATATTAATTAATATTTTCATTCCTTGAAAAATAAGGTTTAATATAATAATAAACTCTTGGTTTAAATATTTCATCAACTTGAGTTGCTAATTTTTTTGCAATTCTTTTTTCTCTCAATATTTTTGTTTTTTCAATTTTTTTTTGCTCTTTCAAAATGTTGTATTGGCTTTGTAATAATCTTTGAGATTTTACATTTTTAATAAATGTTTCGTTATTCATATAATATATTTAAATAATTTGTATTTAAATATTTTATTTATAATAATATAAAATGGAAAATCGTTGTCAATTTTGTAACTCTAAAATACAATTTAACGAAGAATTTTTACACGGTACATGTAAAGAGTTTACGTTATTTGTTTTGGATGATTTAATTGAAAAAACAAGAAAAAAAATTGAAATACTTTTATTAAAAAAGAAGGAATTAATTTATTCTTCTTCTTCATCTGAGTAATTTTGCTCATCAATAAATGATTCACACGCGTCTAATGTAGCTGGTATATGATTTACATGATCTTTTCCGGAAATTTTTTTAAGAGCTGAATTAAATTTAAACATAAAACCATCAGGTGTTGTGTTGCAAAAATTTAAAATTAATTTATCAAAATTTTTAGATTTTATTTCATAAAAATCTTTAATATTTGGATACACTTGATAAAATTGTTTTTCTGTCAATTTTTTTTGAGTTGAACTAAATATATAATTTAACATAAACATAGGTTTATTTACTATTTTTTTATATATTTTATTTATTAATTCATTATAAAATATTTTTGTCCAAACTCCTTCATTTTTTACATAATATATATTTCGTTTTGTATCCGAACAAAATACTGGTTTTTGTAAATGTGGAATTTTAGAAAATGGATTTAAAAAAAAATCAATAAAAAAAAAATTACCGGTTGGATATGCTGATATATTTAAATATTTAAGTATTTGAAATTCTTCTTCTTTTCCATTATCAATATTCAATAACCAATCATTGTAATCTGCATTAAAAATAATTTCAGTCCAAATATCATTTAAATTATAAGCATTTGAACAATTTACATTTAAATAAGTTTCTAAACAAAAATCTGGTTTTTTCCTTGGCTCTGGTTGAATTATAGGTGATTGTGGAATTGGTTGTAATAGATTAGACATCATATTCATAAGTATTGTATTTTGATTTTCTAAAATTGAAGGTTTAATTGGATTTTGATCTAAATATAATTTACATTTTTTACGATGAACATAAAGCGATTGTCTACTTTTATAATTTTTTTCACAAATACAATTAAATTGTTTACTCATTATATAATTTATAAAAAAATTTGTCTTTAAGTCAAAATATTTAAAAAAGATTATGTCATTAATTCGGAAACATTTCGTAAACAATGATGACAGTGTAAATGTCCGCGTTTTAGCAAGTTTTTTTCCGTTTAGAAAAATGTAAGATATTTTAGAATTTCAAATATCTTAAATTATCTTAATTAGTTTCTATATTTCTAAAATATTTCTAAAATAAGATAAATTAGAAGGAATAAAAAGATGATTTTTGATTTGGACCTTGAAAATGGAATTCCAAAACCAGGAACATTTGCAAAAATGATGACATTGTAAACATTCTGCAAATGTCCCTCGTTTGAGAATATGGACTTCTACCCTGGAATCAAAAATCATCTTTTTATTCCTTCCAATTTATCTTATTTTAGAAATATTTTAGAAATATTTTAGAAATATATTTATCTTAAAACAACTTAAAAACATAATGATAACATATTATATAAATAAAATGAAAGTAATTGTTCCAAATATTAATGAACATAAAAATAAATCAACTAGCATTCCATATATAGAAAGAGAAGCTAACGAATCATATTTTAATAATATTGAAGATGCTAAAAATTATATCTTAAATAATTGTTGTGACGAAAATTATGAAAAATTAAATAACAACACAAATGAATATGATAATAAAAAATATTCAGAAACTCAAATGATACAAAATATAAATAATTTAATTGAGAAAATTAATAATTCAATTCAAAAAAATAAATATATACCATTTTTATTTGAAGAATATAAATTAAACATTAATTATAAAAATTTATTAAAAAATATGACCGATACAATGAAACGTAAATATGAAATTGAACTTAATGAATTAATAAATATTCATAAAGTAAATTTAAATCAACAAGATAAATTTATTAAAGATAACATAACTGAAATTATAATTTATTTAAATTCAATTAAAGAAAATTATATAAATAATATAAAAATTAAACGACAAATTTATATTAAAAAATGGAAACAAAAACGTAATGAAATATTAAATATAAAACCGCGAGAAGTGCTTACAGAAGAACAAAAAATTGAATATCAAAAAAATTATCAAAAAAAATATCGGGAAACGCGTAACGAATTATTAAATATAAAACCTCGTGAATTATTGACAGATGAACAAAAATATGAAAATCTTAAAAAGTCTCAAAAAAAATATTATGAAAATAAAAAAAAAATTAATCAAGTAGATATTCCAATAGAAATTCCACTAGAATTACCAGCAAATATGCCAACAAATTTAACAGCAAAAGAATTAGCGCGTAAATTATGTAATAAAAAATACTATGATAAAACCAAAGGTAGCTTCGCTAAAACCAAAGGTAGCTTCGCTAAAACCAAAGGAAGCTTAGCTAAAAATAAACTTAAGAAACAAGAATCCAATAAATTAATGTAATTTTATAAACAAATTTAGAAATAAAAAATAGTTGAATAACCCACTGTATCATTATATATTCTCTCTAGATATATAAAAATGGTCTATAAAAAAGAATCATCCATCCATGGTGTCGGAATATTTGCTAGTAAAAATATAGTCAAAGGCCAAAAGATTTATGATTATATTGGAATTGAAATGTCTTGGAAAGATTTTAGAGATAAATATGGTCCTTATAAATTGAATAGTTTAAATACTTATCCTATGAGGCGTATATGGAAAATTATAGTTGCAAAAGAAGAACCTTATAAATCAGAAAATATAATTAATTTTATAAATGAAGGTAAAGCAAATTGTGTATTAAAAAATAAAACACTTTATGCTTCGAGAGATATTTTAATAGATGAAGAATTATTATTAAAATATCCAGCAAATTATAATCGATATTGGCTATCCAGTGATCCCATAAATTCTACAACACATAATTAATTCGTGAAGAGAATAGCTCTTATAATTATCATTTCTTTTGTAATTTGTTTTTTTTAAATACTTTTCAATTAAAATAATTAAATCTAAACGGTTCATAATTTATTATAATTAAATAAATAATTTTTAAATTTTTATCTCAAATATAATAAATGAGTAATCTTGAAAATATAGTAGAACCGGTTGAAGCGAAGCTACCTTTGGTTGAAACTTTAGCAGAATCTTCATTGGAAGCACCGAAGGTTAAAAAACCTCGTGGTCGCCCTAAAGCGTTAGTAGTTGATACTGATTTGCCGGTAGAACCTGTAAAAGAATCTCCACCAAAAGTTAAAAGAGTTCAAAGTGAGAAACAAAAACAAAATTTCATCAAGGCATTGGAAGCAAGAAAAATTAAAATTGCCGAAAGAAAAACTGCAAAATTAGCAGCCGAAGAAGCGAAAGAAGAAGAACAACTTGAGAAAAAAGTAAAACTTGAAAAGGTTATTATTAAAAAGGCGGTATGTCTAAAAAAGAAGGAACTACTTTCACAAGCTTGTTTAGAAGATTTATCTGATTGTGATGTGCCTGACGAAGTAGTTGAAAAAATTATTAAAAAACAAAAAGCAAAAAAGGTAGCAGTCCCTAAACCACCTGTAGTTTTAGTTGAATCACCAAAACCAAAATATAACTTCGTATAATTAATTTGTTATCATATTGTATATGAGTGATTTAGCACCAGAAAAATTATCAAAGTCAGATTTTGCGGATATTTTACGTGCATCGTATATGCCGCAGTCTAAAGCAGCATCATATATGTCAGAAAAGGGCTTTGGATACGATCCATTATTAAGCACGATGGAGAATAAGGTTTTTATTTCACCAACTGGTACACCTGTGATAGCCGGTCGTGGGTCTGTTCGTGTGTCAGATTTTTTATGGGAAGATCCAAGACTTGCTACATATGGAGGTCAATTTTTTAATACTCGACGTGTAAATGATATACAAAATTTAAGCAAAGCAACTCAAGAAAAATATGGTATGGCTCCTATCCAAGCAGGACATAGCCTGGCCGGATATTTAGCAGAAAAGGGAGCACAAGCAACTCCAGGGTCAGATGTGTACACATATAATCGTGCGGTTGGGTTGCCCTCTATTTTTACTTCAGTTCCTTCAAATCAGTTTAATTATCGTACCACACTTGACCCTGTAAGTGCTTTATCCGTATTTCAAAGTGATAAAAATAAAAAAACATTGGCAGGAAGTTATAATCCGATAGCTTCGCATTATTTAGATTATTTAAAATAAAATTATAAAAATATTTTATGTAAATATATATAAAATGTTTAGCAAAAAAACTCGTAAAATAGATTTATCAGCATTACAATACTATATTGACGAAGATCTTACCACAAATATAATTACTTTAGATGAAATTAAAAAAGATTACCCCCACACAAAAAAATCGGATTTGGAAGCATACAAATTATTATACTTATTAAACTTTAAAAACTTGGCAGAATACGAAAGAATTAATTTAGAAAAAGTTATTAATATACTTGCTGAAAAGGAAGCGCATGAATTTAAATTAGCTTTTAATATTATAGAGCAATGTCAAAATCAACAAGAATCGATTCAAGATTAATATCTCTTAATTCAAGCAATGCATATTTAAAAAATAATTTAAATTTTCTCTCGGATGTAATATTTCGTTTACCAGGATTATTAAAAAAAGAATCAGACATAAAGCATGTTCAGTATCAAATAGTGGATGCTCAAATACCTGTCTCTTTTTATAATGTCAATTATACAAATAATGTTTTAAATTATCAAATAAGTTCAGTAAATTATAGCATTAGTGCTGATGTTGGAAATTATAGTTTCACTTCTTTAGCAACAAATTTAATAGCAAAATTTTTAGCTAATGGCCACATATTTAGTATTACAATTAATAAACAGAATGGATTAGTTACGTTTAGCACAACAGGAACTAATTTTATATTTCAAGTTAGTTCTATGTTTAATATTCTTGGTTTATTAGCAAATAAAAATTCAACATCATTTAATTTAGTTTGCGATTATCCTTTCAATGTTTTAGGAATAACTAAAATTAAAATAGTATCGCAAATGTTTAATAGTTACAATATTGATTCTGCTAATAATGGGTTATCCAACAATTTAGCTCTTATACCAGTAGACCAGCCCTCATTTGGATTAATAGTGTATGAAAATAAAAGTAATTCAAAATATACATTAAGAACGGATACGCTTGATGAGATTGATTTACAAATTCTTGACCAAAATAATAATTTAATTAATTTTAATAATATTGATTGGCAAATTACACTCCTTTTAGAAATAACCCGAGAGGTTGAGCAACAATCGCAAACTGAAATGGCGGATATTTTAAAAGAGCAAAATAAGATTTTAGGAGATTTAATAAATCAACAAAATCAACAACCAGAAGTTGAGCAACCAATAAATCCAATTCAAACAGATGATTTGGATTTCTTTTTATATAGCAACCCCAATTTAATAATTTAATTTTTTAATGTAATACCTTTGGAAAATTTTTTATCTTAGAATATTATACAATGAATAGTCTACCAAGTTCAGTTAATTTCGCAGAACCAATTCCAAGTTTGCCAGAAGCTTCCGTAAAATATGATGTAGCACTTCAACCTGTAAACGGACAAACATTTACTATGGGTGGAAATCAAATTATTTTTCAATTTCCAAACCGAGGATACCTTGACCCTCAATCTATTTATCTTAGATACAAGGCTGTAATTGGAAACGCAACAACAGCCTCCAATCTTCTAGGATGCCCTTTTTCTGCTCCCTTTCAACGTTTAGAAACTCAGTTTGGTTCAGTCACAGTTGACAGTATTAATGACTGGAACCAAGTTAATCATATTTTAACTAACATCACTATGGATGTAGCCCAAAAATATGGAATGCAAAGTTCATATGGATATACAACTTCACCAACTCCAACTATTGAGGAACTTGATAGTAGAGCAATTCCAGTAGCAGGTGAAACCGCATATTTTGCTGGTCCTTTGCCTTGTATGCTTACCAACATTCAAGATAAACTTTTGCCTCTATGGGCAATGCCAACAATTTCCATGGTTTTAACTACTGATGCTTTACCAAGCATAATTAACCCTGTAGGAACTGTTACAGGTATTACTTTATCCAACGTAGAACTTTGTTTCTCCTTTATTGAATTTGGTCCAGAAGTGGATTCAATGGTTCGCGGAATGGGGGAAAGAATTTATGTAAAATCTCAATCGTTTAGCAATGCTAGTGTTAATATTGCTTCAGGTCAAAATGGTTCTACCTCCTTAATTTTTAATCAGAGGTACGCATCTTGTAAGGCAGCCATTGTTACTTTTAACGGAGCAATTAATAACAAAAAGTTTGAAAGTGTGGATTTAACTAATGGATCTGGTGAATATAGTCTAAATATAAGTGGAATTCAATACCCACAGAAACCATATTCAGCACTTAACAACAAGGCAGGCATTTTGCAGGAATTGAGAAAATGTGTTGGTTCAATTTATGACAAAACTAACAATATGGCAATTAACAATCTTGAGTTTAGTGCGGTTGATAACGTGGCAAATGCTCTTTACACCCTGCCTGGAAAATTTTACCTGGGATTTAATTTAGAGAAACTGCACTCAGGCGCATTGCTAACTGGCATTTCAACTAACAACTCCAACATCACAGTAAATATTACACAATCAACTGCAACTACAGTTACAAGAACGTGTAACCTTTTGCTAGTTTATGACTCGTTGATAGAAATAAATATGCTTGCACGCCAAGCGAGTGTCAAAGTATGAAGTGGTTGATATTAATAAAAAATTGATTTAAATAGAATAGACTATAGTATAATATAATAGAATGCCAGCACACATAAAATATCAAATTACTCCTATTATATTTTACAAATTTGTATGCAAAAATCCTGAGATTAAGTCGTGCTATGTAGGACATACCACAAATTTTAATAATAGAAAAAATCAACATAAATATTGTTGTAATACTGAAAAATCTCCAAAATATAATTTAAAAATTTACGAAGTAATCCGTCAAAATGGCGGTTTTAATAACTGGGAAATAGTTAAAATTTACCAGCAAATATGTTTAGATAAATCTGACGCTTGTAAAATAGAGCAAAAATATATTGAAGAATTACAAGCAAATATGAATACATTAAACGCAACATTTAATAGAGCACAATGGAATTTAATACATAACGAAATTATTTCTAAAAAACAACAACTATATAGGTTAAAAAACAGAGAGCATTTAACTGAGCAAAAAAAGCAATATTATTTAGAAAACAAAGAGCATTTAACTGAGCAAAATAAAAAATGGTATTTAAAAAATAAAGAACGTTCTAAAAAATATAAAAATCAATGGTATTTAGAAAATAAAGAACGTCTTTTTGAACATAAAAAAAATTATGAATTAGAAAACAAAGAAAAATTTAATTTAGTTAGGAATCAATCATTTAATTGTGATTGTGGAATACACTATACTCACAGAAACAGATCAAGACATTTTAAAACAAAAATACATACAGATTATTTAGCAACAATTAATAATATAGATATTATACAAAATGACATTCAAAATTCAGAAAAACCCTGCGCCTAAATTAAAGCCTGTAAAAATGTTATGTGATTCGGGCATTCATCCCAAATTAGACGAATATGAATTAACAAAATTTTTAAATTGTCATCAAACTACAATGGTGGTTGGACGCCCGGGTAGTGGAAAATCCAGTTTAATTGGTAGTTTTTTTGGTTCAAAAGAATTATTAAAACATTCATACCACAACCTGTATTTATTTGCCCCACAAAATTCAATTGCTTCTATGAAAGATAATATATTTGAATCAATAAAAAATCAATATGATGAATTAACTTATGAAAATTTAGATGAAGTAGTTAACAAGATTAAGGAAGAAGATGGAAAATATTGTAACGCAATTATCATGGACGATCAAGGTGCCTATTTAAAAAATAAAGAAACTCGCAAATTATTAAAAATGATTATTTTTAATCGACGACATTTAAGAACGAGTATATATTTTTTATGTCAAACTTATCTTAGCGTTGATAGAGAAATTAGAAAACTTTTTTCAAATTTATTTATTTTTAAAGTTTCAAAAAAAGAACTTGAACTTGTATTTGATGAACATATTGAGGAGGCAAAAGATTTAATATTACCACTTAGCAAATTTGTATTTAATGAAAAATACAATTTTTTATTTATTAATGTAGATACAGGAAGACTTTTTAAAAATTTTGATGAAATACTAATAGACGAATAAATTTATTTTCTAAATACATTATATAATGTTTAGAGTAGTTAAAAACCCACATACGTCATTTGGAATGGGACATCCAAATTTAAACCCTGTAGCCCAAGTAATGCCTGGTTTTCGTGTAGGAGAAAGACCGGTTTATGCCTCTCGTGAAGAAGCAAAAAAAGCAATTCAAAAAGGACTAGAACGAGCAAAGAAATAAATTAAAATCTTAAACTATATTATATAAATGAAATCGTATAATATAGTTGTAAATTCCAATTTTTGCACAACAGAGACAGCAGGAAACGCAAATTCAGATAAAAGTTATTATATAGACTGGACTTCAATAATGCCACAGGGAGAGTATGAGTTGTCCTTTAGTTTTATTAGCGAGGCAACTGACACAATTAATGTTTATGGTAACATTGCTTTACTCTATGTAGATTTTTTAAGTCAAGGAAATATAAACGCAGTCCAACCAAAATTTCAAGCAACGGCATCGCAATTTTTAGGAATGTTATTTCCAACAATATTACATCAAGCAACAGATTCAGCAACTTTAAGATCGGAGCAACAATCTAATAACCCAATATTTTTAATAAATAGACCTTTTAATAACAATTTTAGAGTTCAAATTTTAAATAACGCAAACCCTCCTGTTGATTGGGTTGATGACGCAACTATACCAAATGCTCCTGCTCCATATGTGATGAATTTACATTTCAAATTAATTAAAGATAGGAGTAATGTAGTTTAAGCAACGCTACCTTCGGTTTAAATAAAAAATGTTTATATAATGTAGATAGGTTTATGTCTTTAACTAATATAGCATTAAATAGCAGGTCATTAAATGGAGTGATTACAATTTCAGATGGAACAGCAGTCCTAGAAAATGGAGATTTAACATGCGAAGATATAAATTCCGCAAGTTTAAATACAGATAATATAAATACAAATTTATTAAATGTGACAGGAAAATTAGAGTGTAATAGTGCAGGTCCATATAATATTCCAACAAGTATTTCAAGTGTAACAGGATTATTAATAGGTTATGGTAATGTAAGTAATTCAGGGGCAACAGATTTTTTAAATTTTCAGTCAACATATACAAGCACACAAGGCGGTTTTAGATTTTGGAACAAATCAGCAACGCAAACGCTAACTAATTTAGGAATTATTGATAACACCCAAACTTATTTTAAATCACAATTAGTAGGTTGTTTAGCAGAAACGCCATTAAATCCAACATCCGTAGTCAATAAAACATATGTAGATGATAATTTTGTTTATAAGACAGGTTCAGTAACAGAAAATATAACTGGTTTAAAAACATTTTTATCTGTTCCTGTTTGTGCTACCAACGCATCAACCAATAATCAACTCGTTAATTTTTCTACTTTAAATGGACAATCATTTGTTAAACCAAGTTTTAATAATGTATGGACTGGAACAAATAGTTTTAATAGTTTTTTGCCTACATCAACAATCACAGCATCGTCAGCAAATGAGTTAGTTAATTTTACATGTTTAAACGCTCAATCATTTGTTAAACCAAGTTTTAATAATGTATGGACTGGAACAAATAGTTTTAATAGTTTTTTGCCTACATCAATCCTCACGCCGTCATCAGACTCGCAATTAATTACAAAAATATTTGCCGACCAAAAATATATTGATTTTTCAACAGACCAAACATTATCCGCTACTGGTGTAAAGCGGTTTTCATCAATTTTTACAACAGGTTTAAATGTTACAGAAACTTTAGGAGGTGGTGGTAATAGATTTTATATAAATGTATCAAGCACTTCAATTCAATTTGTTCCTGTAAATAATAGTAATATTTTTAAGTTTTTTGTAAAGAATGCGATCGCAAATGAAATAATTTCATTACAAACTGACTACAATAACACAACCATAGGAAATAATTTAGTCAGTAATAATTTAACAAGTCCATCTGTTACTGGAACAAATAATATTTACACTAATTTAAGTTTAGACGGAGGAATAATAAATGTTGGAGCAAGAGGAAGCAATATTAACATTAAATGTAATTTAAATATTGTTGAATCGGTATATGGAACAACGCCTACTAAAATAACAACCATAAACCAAGAAGGAGATAGTTGTAGATTTACAAATAATGGTTCATCAAATGGAGATTTTATTTTTGAAATTAATGAATCAGGAACATATAACCCGTTAATTATAAATAAAACAAGCGTAAATATAGCAGGCGATGCTTTGGTTAGTAATAATTTAATATTATATGATACCTCGTTAGTGCCTCCGGCAACCCCTTCAAGTAAAAATGTAATAATCGGAATGGTTGGTAATGATTTATTTTTTACTCCAAGTTTTAATACACCAAGTTCAAGTTATAATTTTAAAGTTAGTGATAGTGTCTCAAATCTAACAACCCCTTTAACAATTGATTCAACAAATACAACCATAGCAAATAATTTAATATCTAATTTACAAGCAACATTTAATAATATTTGTCCTATTTCAAATACAACAGCTACATTAACAAACCATTTAACAACACTTGGATTTAATGATGGTAAATATATGAATTTAACTACCGCTCAAACTAAAAGTGGATCAGTTAATTTTTTAAATCAAATAACTTTTAATGGAGGTTCGGGGGGTGGAACTGCTATAGTGTGTAATAATGGATTAAACGCAAACACGTTTTTAAATGTAACAGGAAACGGAACATTTAGCAGTTCGTTAATAAGTAATAATTTAACAAGTCCAACAACTACAACAGTAAATAATATTTATACATCTCTGGTAAGCGGTGGAGAAATTAATTTCGGCGGAACATTAGGAGTAAATAATTTTTTTGGGGCAAGCACGTTTAATTCAATATCTACGTTTAATCTTGGATGCACTTTTTTGAGTTCATTAAGTTTAAACAATTCAGGAACATTTACCGAAATAGAACAAACAACGGGTTCTCAATTAGTTATAAGAAATACAACTAATAATAAAAATATTATTTTAAGCACAAAATCCGCATCTACCGGTCAAGTGGATAGTTTAACAATTAATACAACAAGTTGCGATATTCTCCCTTCAACATTAAATCTAACATCATCATCAACTATAAATATTTTAACACCAAATAATACAACTGGTGTTATTAATTTTTTAAACACACTAACAACCGCAACTATTAATTTTTGTTCTACCGCATTTACAAGTGTATTTAATTTAAACGCAAGACTAGCACACAAACAAGTTCAATATATGAATGAAGTAAAAACAATATCAGCAACATCACTAACCCTTGTATTTCCAATAGAACAAACTTGGATGTTTACAAGCACAGGTTCAACAACTATTAATATTACTCTACCAGAATTAACAGCATCACATCAAGCAGGATTTAATTATACTATACTTAAAACCGCATCAAATACAAACTCAGTTATATTTACTTGTCAAGGAACTAATTTAATTAGAGGGTTTAATAGTATAACAGGAGTATCAAGTTATACAAGATTATCGGGGACAAATACTACAGGAATATTTTTTACAGCAGAAGTTTCAGCAGGGAATTTTGTTTGGTTTGTTTTTTAATATTTTCTAATATTTATATATAAATGCCAACTAAAAAAGTTCAAAAACAGAAGCAAAAACAAAGACAGTCCGTGGTTGTAAATGTTAACCTGGCAAAAGCACGAGCAAAAACAAGTGCTAAAAAATCAGGAAAAGGCGGAGGTGGAGGCAGAGGTTCAGTTATGATGCTACCGCCGCCAATTTACGCATCTCCATTAGATAGATTAACTCCTGGAATGTATAATTCACAAGGGCAACAAATTCAACAACGAAGCATGGAAGAATTATTAAAAGGCTTTTTATCAAATCAGCAAAATCAACAAACAAATACTGGATTTAAAAGTTTAGGAGGAGCAGAACCTCAATTGAGGTCAACGTCTTCATTTATACCTTATGATGATAGTTCAGATAAATCATTTAGAAGTTTAGGTTCTTTAAGTTCATTTCCAGGTTCATTAGGTTCATGGTCAAATATAAATTCAGATAGTTCATTAGGTTCATTTAGTTCAGATAGTTTAAATCCAAGGACAGCATCTACCTCACGATATCCAATTTTAAGTTCAGTTGGTAGTTCATTAAGTTCAAAAAGTTTTGAAACTTCATATCCAGATTATGTAAGTGGAATGAATGGAAGTTATGGTAAAAGTTATGGTTCAGGAGATCCATTACCAGATGATATTTCTGAATTAACAGATCCTACTTATATGTCAGAATATTCATCTATCTCAAAACCAATGTCAACTGAAAGTCAATATGATAGAGCTTTAGCATCTCCATTTTCATCAGATATTCCAAATCCATTTCAAAACGAAGAACGTTCATATTTAAAAGCATCTGAACCTGATTATGAATCTACTGCACCAAAATTTACTGATACTCCTCCAGAATCAATTACAGAAATTATAAGACGACCTCAGAAACGACCTCCAGTTAGAATGAGTTTAGACGAAGAAAGTATTTCATATCAAGGTACTCCAGCAACTCGTGCTTCGGGAACTCCAGCAAGTAAAGTAAATATAATTCCATTTGAAGACGAAATGTCTAGTGATTCGTTATCAAACTATTCAAGAGATTCATTAAACTCAAATCCTTTTCCAAAAAAAATATATAATAAAATGATGGGATTAAATGTAATTCCATTTGAAGACCAAATGTCGGTAGATTCATTAAACTCAAATCCTTTTCCAAAAAATATGTATAATAAAATGATGAGATAAAATAATTTTCTAATACTTATGTATAATGGGAACTAAAAAATTCTTTCGCAAAGTAGGCAGGAACTTACAACGAACTGGTGGCGAATTAACTAGAGGAGCAGGTCGTGCAGCTGGTGGAATTTTAGGAGCAGCAGCTGGAAAAGCAATATTGAGTGGATTAACAGCTGCAGCCCCTGAGGCTGCAGAAGCTGCACCTTTGCTTTTATTAAAGACCGGGGGTTACATTAGGGCTCCAAGAAATAAAACAAGGTTTGCTATTTTACATGGGGGTGAGACCGTTTTACCAGCTAACGCAAAAGTAACCAAAGCTCAAAAGTCAATTATAGCATCTAATATAAATAAAAAAAATATGGGATCATTTGTATACAATTAAAATCTCACATTATATTATAAATGTCAGATTCTCAATCACGTTTAAATATAGATTTAGTAAATCCAAAAAACATATTAAAAAAACAACAATTAGTTCAAGATTTATTAGTTCATCTTAGAGCAAAAATACAAGAATATCCAGCAACTCATAATCTAAAAGGATGTAGTGAATTTGTTTTATATGTTTGCAAAGTTGTAGAAAATGTTGTTGTTAAAAAACAAAAAATTGATAAAAAGCAATTAGTATTAGATGTGTTTAAAATTTTGTTTAGTCTTCAACCTCCAGAAATATTAGTGCTTGATGCTAGTATTGAATTTTTACACAGCAACGGATTAATTTCAAAAGTTAAAATAGTAAAAAAAATAAAATCTTGGTTTGAAAAAAAGTTAAATTATTTATGTTAAAAAAAGCAATTGAATATGGTATAAATAATATAAAAGAACATTGTATAATATTTATTGGAAGTAAAATTGGAATTAATCATTTAGGCATTACCATCTTGTTGTTGATTTTGTAATTTTTGATTTGTTTTAAGATAAATATATTTCTAAAATATTTCTAAAATATTTCTAAAATAAGATAAATTGGAAGGAATAAAAAGATGATTTTTGATTCCAGGGTAGAAGTCCATATTCTCAAACGAGGAACATTTGCAGAATGTTTACAATGTCATCATTTT